TGCGAGGCCGAGGATATGACCCTTGGCGCAAAAATCTTAGATGGCCGAACGCCTCGAGCCCCCCCACGCGCCCTTCAGGGGAATCAATGAACCGGCCGTGATACGATGCTGAACGGTTTTTTAAACCGGCGCAAATGTTAACTGGACGAACTGTAATGGTCGGGCTGCATCGTTGCAAAACTCTGCGCTAGACACGACGCCGACCAAGTCTGCGTTAAACGCACTACGCCGTAACGCTGCGCCATGCTCAAATGCTATATATTGCAGGAAACCTTGACGCACCACCGCTTTTGTAACCTTTGTAACCTTTTGTAACCTGCCTAAGGTTACAAATCCGACCGTTTTAGTTCATCAATGAAAACGAATACTTCTCTTATATATTATATACCTTGTAACCTTGTAACCAATAAATAAGGGGGTAGACACTACGAGCACAAAAAAATCATGTTATTGCACGGTGTAAAACATGCATTTGTATCCGGGGGGGTATGTCTATCCCCCCCCGAAAAACAGGTTACAAGGATACATGGCGGAAATTAAAAGGGAATGATTGGTTACAGGGCCGGTTACAGGGGTTACAAACCCGGTTACAGGCGTGCGCTCCGTGCCAAATTGTAAAGGTGAATTTACAGCTCGTATTGGTGGAGTGTTGGGTCCATGAAAAGGCGGATAGGGATTGCCACACCCTTGGCAACGACGCCCCCAGAAAGGCGCTGTGTTGCGTTTTTCTTCGTGCCCGGTAGTCGCGCAAGGGATCCGGCCCAGTTAGCGCCCCAAGGGGAATCCCGGAAGAGCTTGGATAGCTGTGAGTGAACTGCCGCCACGAAAAGCATGGGCTCCGCAGCATTGCCTCGCGGCGTAAATACCCGCATCCCATACGCATAGAGCTGCTCGTTCATGTGCATGTTATGGCCCGTCGCTTCAAGAATCACTGCTGCGATTGCCTGGTCTGACCGATTTCCTCTGCCGTCGACTACCGAAATCCGTCCCTGGTTTAGGAACGCAAGGCACGCGGCCTGGTCAGACTCCCCGGACGCGGCCCCCTCTTCGTCCAGGTTAATCGATTCCACGTAATCCCGGATCTCGGTAGGGTTTAGCTCTCCATCGGCGCAAATCGCCCCGTAGCCCGCGAGAAGGGGTCCGTACTGCTGCCCTAGTCGTTGACTGTGCTTGTCTGCGAAAGCCTTCTCGAAGCGAGATTGGTTGGCGCGTATGGCCGGAATCATTTTTAGGAGCCGTGCGAAATAACGGTCTGCATATTCAGGGGTAAATGCTCGGAGCGCAATTTTCATGGCCTCCCACTGGGCCGGGGTATGCTGCGCGCGCTGAAGTTCGATCAAAGTGAACCGCGTCCGGTCCGCCTGGTTATTAAGCATGGTGCGGATAGCCGAAACGGCCGCACAAAACCTGGCCCGGTACTGCATGGCCGAGCCGCCCGCCGAGCCCTTTACGATGTATCCCGAGTCGGTCGAGGCCTGTCGAATATACTCTAGGCACGATTTCACGCGCGCCATCGCTTCCGGCGAATCCGGCTCGAACTCGTCGAACATCACCGGCACCGCGTTTGCGCGAATCACCTGGCGCATCCCGGCTTCGGTCGTCCCGCCAGTAAGCCGAAGACGCTGATCGCCCAGCATCGGCAAAACGAACTGCGCCAGCACCGTGGACTTACCGGATCCCGATTCGCCCGTGATCCAGATTTGCGGACGCCAGTCGAGGAGACCCGAGAGGCGCGCGGACATGATCCATCCCGCGAGAAACATCCGCTGCTCGGGCCGTTCGAATGCGGCTAGGTTTAGGAAGTCGTGGATCGGTTTGCACTCCTCGAGCGTGAGCGGTTTCGGGTGAATCGGCCGACACGTTTTTTCTAGGCTGTAAAGAAACTGCGAGTGCAGGTCGTGGATCCCCATCTCGACGCCGTCGACCGAGAGCCTATCGCCTAAGTGAACGACCACTCGACCGGCGTCATCCCAAACGCCCATGCCGCGGACATGGTCGTTCCTAAAATTGCCGCGGTTTCGGCAGCGCTGTTTCAGATCGTCGGCCGCGCGCGACCAGTCTACTCCGCGCTTACCCATGTAGAGCGCTTCCCAATAGGCTAGGGGCATGAGGTTCGTTAGTTGATCCTGGCTATGGATCCGGACCGCGCTGATTTCCTTGTTGCTCGAGCTCGTATAGTAATACGACCCGTCGGCGTGGCCTAAGCACATGATGTAGTGCCGTTCGGCTTTCACCTCGCGGAGCTGTTTCTTGACCTCGTCCAGGCCCTCGCGAATATGCAGGTCGTTCCAGTCGGTCGGATTATTTTCCTCCGTCCTGAATTTTGGGAACACGCATTTCGCCATCGATGCCTTCGCGGCTTCCTCTGCCTTCGTTCGGCCCGCGTTGTAAGGCGTTCCATCCGGCCTCCTTCCGCGCACGTCATCGTCTGCGCAAATGATAATCGCGCGGTCTGGAGACTCGGCCCGTATAGCGGCAACGACCTTTGGCAAGTTGCCCGCGTTGAATGCGATAACGACCGGCTCTCCAGTCGCCTGGTGAACGGTCGCGCCAGTAGCGAAGCCCTCGACTACGTAGATGGGCTCGCCCGATCGCAGGTCTGCATCCTCTGGGATCGAGTGAAAGCACGCGTCGATACGCTGGCCGGTCAGGAAGTATTTACCGCTCGAGTAAATCTGCTGCGCGCCCCAGAGGCGGCCGTTCGCGTCGCGCATTGGAACGACCAAGCACTCCTCGTCAAACGCGCGATTCGATCCGCGACCCGTAGCCGCGTCGATGAGCCTCCGCTTCGTCACTCGAGCGCCGTAGAGCTCGGGGATCATTTTCCTCGTCATGTACTCGGTCGGATCCGGGTAGCGAGCCTGAGATAAAATCTGAACTGCGACCTCGGCCGCGTCGATCTGAAGACCCTCTTTTGCCTTCTCCGCTTTTTCCTGAGCCTCTTTGATCCGCTGGCCTATAGCCTTCTTATCATCGCGGGAAAAAGCCATGTTCGTTTTGAACTCGAACTCCTCGTCGGTCTTCCAGTCGCCGACCTTGGCTATAATATAGGCCGCGCCTGATTTCTGCGTGAAGAGTTGCACTCCCCAAAACCATGCATTCTTTTTCCCGTCGCGATCGAACCGATAAATTTTGCCATCTAATGGCGGCAGTTCGAGGCCGAAATTATTTTCGGCAAGCCATCTCAGTAATTCTTCCAAGCGTAAATCCCCCGTCCGGTCAGTCTTTGAATAGTCGCAGTTGACCGTGCTTTTCCAATTCTTTCTGGTAGCCCCCGCCGTACTTCATGCGACAGGTCGGCCCCATGCCTAGCTCTAAGCTTTTTTCATCCCGGAGCGTTCGCCCGCAGACACTGCATGGCTTCGCTCTTCGATGGCGTTTACCTTTCTTCCTCACGCCGCTAACTCCGAGATTTTAAGCTCAAGCTGCTTTGCCGCATCGTCTGCCGATCTTGCAAGAATATAAATTCCGCCGAGTGACTCGACCATACGCTGCCAGCTTTTTTGCTGATCAGTTTGAGAAGCCTGACCGGATTTAATTTCGATTTCAAGGCGCACACCGACACGACGCTTCCCGACGCGTATGGATACGATTCCATTTAGATCGGCTTGCCCAACAGTTCCGATGGTTTGTGGGACCGCGCTACTTACGACGCCATTCTGATTCCATCGAACCGAATAGAATGTCCCCACTATCGCTTTGAACAGGCGCACGTCCCTCCGCGCTCCCAGAAGCAATAACGTCTCCGACACTATCCGGCTGTGCTCCTCCGACGAGCCCGGACGCGGCGGATCCGCTTCCTTTTTTGAGCTCGATGCCGTGCCGCTTACAAAGGCGGAAAAAGACGAGCTTTGTCGCTTCATCTCCAAACCGTTCCTTCGTTTTGTAAAACGCTTTCCATGGGCTCGTTTTCCGTTTGATCGTTTTATCGAGCTCCTCTTCGCAGAAGCGCTCGCACTCGTACCTGTCTATTGGCGATGGCCCTGTTATTTCTTTCAGCTCACCGTCGACCTGAATAATATCACGAGGCCCGCCGCCAGCTCTAGGCGCAGGGGACCATCCACATTCGGTTTCAATGTCCTCGCCCATGGGACCGATCTCCCATCCCATGGGAGAATTGCAAGGGAAGCTTTCCACTACCGCAAAGCACGCCTCGCATCTACGCGTAATTATTCCGCCGCGCCGTTCGAATTTCTGCGCCAGATCGAACACCGGCTCTTCATTGATGAAGCCGTGCTTCTGCACGTTGCCCGCGTGATCGAGCATAATAAAATTCGGCTTCACCCCGGCCGCAATGGCTGCGACGCGTCCTTCGTCCGTTTCTAAATCGAATCCAGGCGCGTACATCGGCCGCGTCCCTCGCCCCGCTTGCTGCACGTAGAGATTAAAGCTGTGTGTCGGCCGCGCCATTTGTATGCACGAAATCCATGGGTAGTCGACGCCGACGCTTAGGATTCCGACGTTCACGATGACCTTGGTTTTTCCGGCCTCGGATCGTTTCGCTATCGCATCGCGCTCTGCCTCCGGCGTATCGGCGTCGCAGTGCTCGGCTGTGATCCCTGCGGCGTTATAGGTTTCAGCGATGTGTTTCGAGTGCTCGACGTTCACGGCGAAACAAATGGTGGGTCGCCCGTCGGCTAGTTTTTTCCAGCTCGTTACCAGGTCGCCCATGATGGTCGATTTATCCATGATGGCGGCTAGCTGGCTCGTCACGTAGTCGCCCGTTTTTTTATCTACGCGCACGTCCTCTAGCTCTCTAGGCGGATTAGTCGGCGCGAAATATCTAGGCCGCACCAGAAATCCCGTGGCGAAAAGCTCCTCTACCGTGATCGGGTGAACGACGAACTCGGCCATGTGGCTCATCGATTTCACCGTGTACGGTGTAGCAGTCACTGCTACAACATACGACCTGGCGTATTTCGGGTCGGCTAAAAACTCTTTATAGCCATCGCTTACTGCCATGTGCGCTTCGTCGATAATGATCACGTCGGCGTCTGGTCTCCAGTTGCGTGCCATCAGCGTGTCGATCGAGCAGACCTGAACCGGAGCTGCGGGCCTGAAGTTCCAGTGATTCGCCATGAGTACACCGTGAACTACTCCCTCGCGCGTGAGTCGCTTGCTCGCCTGGTCGACTAGCTTCCTGCCGCGAACGACGACGATCGATTTACGGCTTCGCTGCACGGTCTCTTTTACGATATGGCAAAAGACGACCGTCTTTCCACCGCCGGTGGCCAGCCAAAGGAGCACCTTTTTTTTCCCAAGGATGAAGCCCTCCTTGATCTGGTCTACGCCTAATTTCTGGTATGGCCTTAACGACATTTCACACGCCTAACTTTCTAAACTCGACTGGTATTCCGAGCACGATCGCTCGGTCGATACCAAGCTGCATTCCATCCGAAATTCCACGGTCCTCGTAAACGACCACGGCATCCGCGACCAGGAGCCACGCGTGTCCCGCGTCGATTCCGAGCTTCCGTTCGCCTGGGATTTCGTCGCGAAGAATTCCCGGCTGCGTGAATAGCAAGTGGCTTGCGATCGGAGCCTCGCCGCGCAGAATGCAGTCGCGGACGCAAAGCTTCGAGTACGCCACGTTTACCTGGATGTCGCCAGCGTATGGGCTTTCTAAGATCACGCGTTTCAGTTTTGAAAATGTGATTGCCAGCTTGCCGTCCTCCGTAGCGGTAATTTTAGAAACGTAACTCATAACTCGTGCTGCTCTTCCTCTTCGACCATCTCCAGAAGATTAGCGGCGTACGTCCATATTTTTTTCTCTACGCATCCGTGCTCGTTATAGAGTTTTACACAAATGATCCCGTCCGCGCAGTTATCCGGTCCAAGGTCTGGAATCCACCCGTAGGGCTTTCGTTTTTCGGTCTTATAGAAATTGCTCGGCACGTTTCCTTCGAGCACCAGTGCGCCACCGCCTGGGCCGATATTTGCGATCGTGGTCTTATACCTCATAGCCGCCTCCGCTTCACCGGATACCGTTCGCAAGCGTGCCGGACGTGCGCCATGATTTCAGGAGAAACCGTCACCCCCGGCATTACGATGTGCGCGAAAAAGGTCATCCCGCGAAAATCCTCTTCGCGATCGTTCCGGAAATATCGGTATTCGATCACGAGCGACTCGTCTTCGGCGTCCTCGTTGAAAACGATCGATGGCTCGTGGCGATAGTAAGTTGCGGCCTGTCGCTCGTGGATTGGAAACTTAGATTCGGTCCACGCCTCGAATCGACTCACGCGATCGCCGATGACCGCTACTATTTTTTTCACCCGTCCCCACTTAATGCCTCAGCGCTTTCATCGAATCCGGTCCCAAGGCACACACCGCACTCTGTAAAAACTATTTCACGATCGACGCCGTCGACATTGTCTAGCATCTCACGAGGTGAAAGTTTTCTAACCGACTCGACCGTTCCCTCACCTTTGCATCGTTTGCAAGGCATTCTCACGCGTGTCACTCAAAATCCTCGTCGTTATCGAGCTCAGATATTCTCTCGCTGACGCTTTTTTGTTTCGCACGTTGGCGTGTGGATAGAATCATGCCGACGACTAGACCAGCGACAAGAAATGGGATCACTATTTCTGGCTGCTTATACGCGCGGTCGTAAAATTTCTCTGGGATGATCGGTTGAATCGGAACTGGTTCGCACTGCACAAGCGACTCGCGATCCACGATCCAGTTTTCTTGTCCTGAGTTTGTGAAGTCCGCGCAAGCTCGATATCTACCAGGCGGTGCATTCGTTGGTACTTTTACGCAAATCTGACCTTCACTCATCGATTCACACCGCGAATTGCAGCCTTCTCTCGAGCGACGTATGCCTCTATCCAGCTATTCGTCACCCGATCGATCCACGGCAGTATCGCGATCAAAACCGCCAGCGCGATCAGTGTCGGGATCACGCGCTTCATAAGCTCCGCGTGATCGCGTTTCATTCTCTCTGTTTCATCGCGTAAAAGCTCGCCTGTTTCACGGTACAGTTTGCCGAGTCTGTCGGCGTCAGCTCCAGCTTTACGCGCGCGAAAAATTAATTGCTCGTCTTCGTGTTTCACCCGTCGCTCCTTTTTCTACTTTATCAGTACGTCGCAGCCTTGCGGTAGATACTATCGACGAACGCAGAAGTATAGCCAAGTGCGGTCGTCACTGCGGAAATAGTCGCGTCGTTTCTTTGATACTCGATCGAGTATTCCCATGCGTCTTTAATTTCAGGCGGTAGGGTATCCACCGCAGCGACGAAAGCCGCGTAGATGTTCAACTCTCTCAGGGCTTTCCTCATCCCGACTGGAGTGACTGTCAAAGGAACTGGAGGAGTCCCAGTCATGAGCGCGTAGGGCGCGAGAACTTTCGTCCATTCCGTTTCTGGCCTTCCAATCGGCATACAGACCGTCGCTATATGAACTCCGTTATTGATTACATCTCTGCATTCTTGCGCCATGGTTCCCCTCTTAAGGTAAAGCGAATCTGTAATAAACCGCTGGAAATTCTCCGGTGCCTGGTTCAAGCGTTCCCGGCTCAACTGGGTTCGGAATATCCCCGAAGCTTGCATCTAGGTAAAGGTGAGTCGTCACGTTCACCGAGAGATTTTGGTCATGCCCGAGAATCGCAGCGACCCCGGCGACTCGCGCGAGTTGCATTTGAAGCCCCGGAGTAACTCCGCCTCGGCACTGAATGACGAGCCAATACTTACCCGCAGAAAGTCCTGGGTGATCCGAAAATCTTTTTATTCCGGCAGACGAGCAATCGAGAGCATCGGAACGAATGATTCTTTCGAACGGTAATCCGTGGTGATCGGTGTAAAGCGCGAGCATACAGAGCGCGTCCGAAATAGGAATTGCGCAAACCGCCGCGAGATCCTGGATCGTGAAGTCCTTCGGCATGATGATCGGGTGAAAATAAATTCGGTTTTCTACTACGGTATTATTTCGGTATGCCGTCGCCGTGACGTGTGGTCCATGCCACCATTCATCGACGTGATGAATTAACTCGTCGCTCGAATTCATCTTGTAGCTTTGCCAATCGGCGAAGCTTGCCCCAGTAGCGCCGTCGTTACCCGGATTCCCCTGAGGCCCTCTTAAATTAATTTTGTAAGTCCAGGTACTCGCGCCTGTCTTCAAATAAAAATCGTAATTGAGCTGGTTTATATACCAATCGTTTACGACTCCGAGCGCGCCTGAAGGAACGCCAGAACCGTTCAGGACCGAATAACCGTTCGTTCCGTTAGTCCCAGGCGGTCCGATGATCGAAACTCCGGCGGGCCATACACCTGCGGCTTTAGGTCCGAAGATGAACCACGTCGATTTATTAATGTAGAAATCACCGTTCACGCCTTCGGTCGTCGGGTCCACCGTTCCGCTTAGAACAGTCTTTCCGTCGATGCCAGCTACTCCAGTCGCCACCTCTACAGTCTCCGAAACGATTTCATTCTCAGAGATTGTTTCAGCAACGATGATGGTTTCTGTTATCGTCTCGCTCACCGTGTGACCTCTGGAGAGATAGAAATCGATCCCTCTCTAAAGCGTAGGATGTTCCCATCTGGCCGCGTCCGCTCCATGTCGTAAGCGAAATAGGTAATTTTTCTTTTGTAATTTTCTGATGGATCGAGAGCTATAGCCGACGATGTGGCCGCAGAAATTTTAGCTCTAACCTGACCCTTCGTCGCTGGCTGGGATTGATCCAAAATCGTGAACGCAAAGGATGCGATCACGGTCGAGTCCTGCGTCTTGCGCCGAAGTTTTCCGGCGAACGTGTAGCCTGTTAAGTCAATGAGAGCTCCAGCTCCGTCTTTAAACGTGAAAAGCAATTCGAAATCTGACCCCTGCGCTATCTCATAATTTTTTTCGATGTTCATCAAACTGCTCCAGACGTTTTTATTGGCTCTACCCAAGCATGAACCATCCCGATTCCCATGTCGATAAGCCTCATCGCATGAGCGTTTGCAGAGTCCCAGTCCTCAAACACCGGGCTCTCTTTGACGCGGTACGATGACGACTCTGGATGCGTATATAGCACGATAAATCTATCCATCTTTCCAATCCCCAATCGCTATCTCTTCGACCACTGCCTTACCGATGAGCTCCGCGTAAACCGACTTAGCCTTATTGACCGCGTTGTATAAGTCATTCTGTGCCTCGTTCATGGTGGCTCTCTGCGCCTCGCTGTAATCCATTCCAATCTCTTTTATTCGCCAGCAGTAAAGCGGCTCCTCGGCATCTCTAGCGTTACGGAGCGCCTTGCTCAGCATGGATATCAGTGCGCGGCTTTTCTTTTTCTTCGCGTGGCGTGCCATCTACTTCTTCGCTTTGCTCTCGTGCCTGAACTTCATGAAGTCGAGCTGGAGCCGCATCAGACCCGAGATGTTTTTCGCGCAGTTCGATCCCGCGTTTATAATCAGCGGATCGAGCCTTGCCGACCCGTCCACGCCTGTTTTTGATCGGACGTGCTCCGCGACAGATTTCATCATGGAGCGCAAATCCTTGATCGATTCTCCGATTAAACTCGTCGAGTCCAATGCTTCCGGATTCGAGCTCTCGGCCAGCGCGGTCGATGATCCTTGCCGGATCATAGGCGTCTCGTCGTCTAAGAATGTTTCTGATTTCTCGCTCTCGATTTTTTGCATACCACGCTCTCCTTCGCTCATTATATTTCGTGTCACCGTTTCTCCTGGCCTTTTCTCGCTCTCTGTTTCGCTTCTCCGCGCGCGGGCTGATAACTCTATCGGACGCTCGCGGTCTTCTTTGCGCGTACTCTCTCCACCGTGTCCGGAGTACAAAGAGCTTCTCTGGGTCGGTTCTTCGATCTCGCTCTCGCTCGGTCCAGTATCGTCTTCGTCTGACGACTCCTCCGATAGATCTCCAAGAGCTTCCGCATCTAAGGAAGCCATCGTTCGAACGGACGTCATAGCGGCCGTAGCGCGGGGCTCTGTCGGGGCACAAATATCGGAGCACCATTTTGATCCGGGCTTCGCTTGCCGGAGACAGTTTACGTCCTGGCATTTCACGGCTGCCTCGGATTCATGACGATCCCGAACTCTGCTGCGAAGCCCTTTGGAAACCATCCCTCGTTTTCCATCTCCTGGATTTCTTTCGTCACTACGCGCGCGATCTCGTTACCGTTTTCTTTCGATGGCTTGCCGTACATTTGCACGGCCTCCATGAAGCGCGCGTTCAGGCGCTCGGAAAATCTATCCGTCGCTGCGACGTAATTCAGATAATCGTTCTCCGCTCTCGGGCCCAGCGGAATCATCCCAAGGTAAGCGTGCTTGGCTGGCTCGGTCGGGTCAAATACGCAGTACTCCCCGTCCTTCAATCCGTAGAGCGCCGCTAACTGGCGCGATGTTTTAAAACCGATTCTTTTTTCGGGATTAACGAATCCCGGCTTGATAACGTACCTTGGTCTGCTCTTCACTTGCCCCCCTTAAAGCGTATAGAATACACGCGATCCCAATTAAAATTAGTATAACCGACGGCCTTAGCGATGGTCTACGCATTCGCCGGTCCGAACCGGATGCCCCTTGAAGTTGCCCCTTGGAAACGGCGTCTCCGCTTTCGCGTCCCGCTCGTACCTATCCGCTCGAAGCCTTCCGGCTATGACAGCGGCCGTTCGAATCTGGGAGATGACCTCCGTGATTTCATCGGGCTCCATCTGCGTGGACGTGCCTTGAATCATTACACCGTTTCTAGACGATGAGATTTCAAACGGAGCCGACATGTGTTTCCACCGCACTACGCGGCCGTCTCCACCGAGCGTAATATTTTCAGACTTTAGCCAAAGCATTTTTCTTATCCTCTCCAAATAGGCAGAGCCGGTGCCCGCTCTTTCCGCGAGCTGGTGTCGGTAGGATGGTCCCAGGCTGGGCCCGCATAACCCCGAGCGCGTCTGTTTTTTCTACGCGAGCGGATCCGTCGCACGACCTGCATTTACCTTTTCCATTTACCCCGTTTCCGGTGCCGAAGCAAAACGGGCACGCTACGATTTCTCCGTGGTTACTCAAAACGGCACCTTGTCCATTCTGATGGCGATCGTCATCGTTGCCTTGCCGTCTATCTCTACCGTCAGGTTTTCTGTAGTCGCGTATTTACTGTCGTCGATCCCGTAAGTTTTGATCGTCGGCTGGCGGTCCAGGATCGCTTGCACGCGCTGAACGAACTCGGCACCGATGTGCCTATGCCTAGGTGTGATCTTCGTATCACTAAGGACCGAAAGCGCCCGTCCGGATGCTTCAATCGTTTCATCGTTTCCAAGCTGACTCATTTCGAAACCGCCTTTCTAAGCTGGTAAACCTGATCGAATGAAACGCCAGGAATTTCTCGATTCGTTTCTATATCGACCTGGAGCATCTGCTCGTCGATATATTGCTCCGTGATCTGCCGTTCCTTTTTATAGACGTCCGGCAAAAGCGTAGGGTCGATCCGGCGGATCTTCTGCCCCTTCACCAGCTTGAACGTGATCATTTCTCCGCGAACCTCTGGCAGGTTCGCCATGATCATCACGTCTTTGATTCGCTGGTTCATTCGCTCGCGCGCGTTTTTCAGAGCCGATGCAGCGGTCAGGAACTTCGCCGCTTTCTCTTTTAGCATGACCTCCGTGCCCGCGAACTTTGCCATCGCGAACTCGTATGCGTCGGCTTTCTGTGACAGCATCGTATCGACCTCGGCAAGCCACGCCTCGAGCGTCTCAGATAGCTCTCCGCCTTCTTCAAAAACTAACCGCTCGATCGCCATCGCATCTTCTGCGATTGCGAATAGGGTCGGGCCGGATTTAGCGACCGGGCTATTTTTTGCCATGGGATGACCCCTTTGCTGTTGCGATCCGCTCCGCCACGGCTTCCTGCGTTTCGGTTAAAACGTGGACCTCCACCTTGTCGTCGATCGGATCCGCGAACTCCTTCTCGAGCGTCTTGATCGCGAACTCGCGGAAAGTCGGCATCTCCTTGTTGTGTCGGATCAGCGTCTCGTAGTCGCACTGAAGGAGTGGCGTGCCTCCTTGGAATCGGATTATTTTTTCCTTATTGTCCCAGGTCAATTCGCCAATCGTTACGTCGCGAAAGAAAGGCCAGGTCGCCATTTCCTTTTGCGTAGCTATGATTTCGGACGTATTGGCCTGAAGCTTTTTGCGGATAGTCTCCGCTCGTTTTCCGTGCTCTAGCAGTGTCATAAGTGCCTTTCTAAAAATGTCGCCAGTACGATGTAGTTTCCCTATGGTTATGGAAGGGATTGCTTGCCGCTGGCGACCCCGGCGAGCGGAACATGTGCCGCATTTTTTTCGAGGTATCGTTTCCACCAGAAACGAGCCTCCTCTATTTTTTCTAAAACCATACGCCGCTCGCCCGAAAGAACCTGCATAGCGACTTGCTCGGCTGCCCAATTCATCGCTTTTAGAATCCTCTCGTCGTTAGCGGCGTCCGGCATGTTCTCCAGGATCCACGCAAGAGATGCTGTGATCCGTTTCCGGTTCACCTCACTCTGAGCGTTCGCTACTTGATCCTGGAGAGCCTGACTCATTGCTTAGGCGCTACGTAGGTGATCTGGAAATTTCCAAACCACATGATCGCTTCTTCAATCTTCGTGATGGTGATCGCACTCTCTCGACACTTCGGGAGTGCCTTCGCTAGCTCTAGTGACTTCTGTAGGTTCGCTAAAATTTCAGGCATTATAATTTCCTTTGTTATGAACAGATTTTTAAAACGTGGGCCGAGCTGCATTACCACCTCGACCCACGCATTCCGGATCCATCTCGCGATCGGTGTCATCAATCGACCGAAGTCTGGAACAGGAAAAGCTATTGTGACTGTACGCCATCGATCTACGTTTCTCGCCGAGATCGATGGCGCTCCATGAGCGTGGATCAAAACGGTAGATCCGACTCAGTCATTTGCGGCGCTTGCTGCAGCTGCGCCGCTAAGTTAGGAGTTCCATTCGAAGGCACTCCAGCCGCAGTCGCACCTGCCGCTGGCTTAGGCTGCACGCCTTGCTTCGATAAGAAGATCCTGTATTCGGCATTGGCTTGTGCGAAAACAGTCTGGGCTTCGTTTGCGTCGAGCGATCCCATCTTTCTGTTTCCGAAATTGACCCACGATATCCCGGCGCGCATCTGGCCTTTGTTATCGATGCGGTGCTCGACTACGATCTCGACCTCCACCGTCTCGTCTAGCGCCTTGCCGTCGCGACCGGAATCCATGGTGGACGGGTCTGAACGAAGGCCCAATCCAAACAGCGTCTCCATCGTTCGCTCGAGCGCGCCGCCGTTGAACGATCCGAACCACATTAGATCCTTCGCTTCTTCAGCTCCGGTCAGCGGGTTTTTCTGCATATAGGTGAAGAGCACCTTTGCCTGTGGTAATCCGGCTGCTGTCTTCGCCGTGCCCCAGTCGATCGCTTTCGCTTTGTATTTTCCCGGTGCCCACTTCGTATGGTCCACCGGAGTCCTAGCACCTGGCGCACCCGCTGGTGCCGTTTGATTAGGCGAGCTGTTGAAGTCCATTTGATTTCTCCTCTTCGAATTTAGTCCTTAGCCGCTCTTGAATGAGTGACAAGTCGGACGTGTTATCCCCCGCTTTCGCGACGGTTTCCAAAACCTTCTGCTTAAGAACTTCGTCTTGGGTTTCCTTTAAAAGCTCATCGATGTTTGCGCGAATGATTTTTGCTTTGTCGGCTGGCTCCGCGTTCGCAGCCGCCGAGTAAACCGCGTACTCGAATGGAATCTCTAGCGGTAGACCCAGCCGGTTTTTTGCATCCCATGCGGGTCTGCGCTCGGTGAATAGCTTCCGCGTACCGTCGGCGAACGCTTTCTGTTTCGCGGCCGACTCCTTGCCCTTCACGTAGGTTACGAAGTTCGCGAATCCGATGAAGTCTAGTCGCTCGCGGAAAAGCGCGTTTGCCCGCTTGTCCACCTTGATCTGGTAACGATCGTAAGAGGCGTTATTCGTCGGGTCTGTAAACGTCTTCACGTCCGCGTGTCCGATTAGGATCACGTTCATGCCCATCGATTGCAGCTTCACGAGACCGGCCACAATGTTTTCCCAGTACTTCAGCATGATCACGTAGCCCTTTCCAAAGCCGGGATCTTCTACCGAGATCCAGCTATTATCGATACAGCCCTGTTTCCAGATCATGCGCTCGAGCTCCGAAACGGAATCGATCACGAGCGTCTTGTATCCGTGCTTCGTGGTCATCAGCTCGTGCAGGAACTCGGTCACCTCGAGATAGGTTTTTGCGCCGTCGTATCGTTTCACGTTCGCTATTTTTCCAGATCCCTTTTCGAGATCGAGGAAGATCGCGTCCGGTGCCTTCGAGGCAAACGTCGTCTTGCCGACACCTTCTGGCCCGTAGATGAGCATTAGGTCGGGGCTCTTTATAATCCCCGTCGTTACTTGATCCAATTTTCCCATCGCAATCTCCTAAATAAAAAGCCCCCGATCACTGCGACGCGACCGGGGGCTCGGTATCTAATTGGCGACGGGTATCAACCAAAGAGACTTGTAAAAACTTTCTAGCACTATCACCCGTAGAAAAATAGCGTCGCAGTTATTCGCGGGTTTACAGCTGTGGCGGGTGGATCGCAAGTGGAAAGTGGAGCGGACCTTCCCTGGTCCTCGACGTCGCCTGCCGTGGCGTGGCTCCTAGTCTTAGTCTAAGCCCCATCCACGATCGCGTCGCAAAGAAATCAAAGACATGGATAGAGTTAGGCCGGAAAGCGGGACGAACGAATGCTGGACGGATCCCGGCCCTACGTAGAGTTTTCCGTTAGGAGCCCCGTCGAAGTTGAATTCGCTTGACCGGCGATCAGACCAATCCATGGGAAGGATCCTAGCCTCCGTGACGTCGGTCTCTATGCACGCGTCCCATGCGCTCGCGGCGTGGTGCGCTAAAACGACCGCTTTCCTGTTCGCTTTTGTTAGCGCGCCACACTCGTCGGCCAGCGCCGCGAAGTAAGGATTCGTGAACTGGGCCGATAGCGCGTAGGTTCGGAATAGGATCCACCGGAATACCTGGCGCTCTAGCCACGTAGGAGCCGATTTAAACGCGGCCCACGCGCCGAACATCATCATGTGCTCGACGAAGTATCGGCGATCGCCTGGGCGATATGTGAGCGGCTCCAAGGCTAATATCCCATGGGTAAGTATGAGCAGACGGGCTCGGCGCAGGAACTTTTTCGCCGTGGACGTTCCTGGGCATAGGAGCGCGGCCGTATAGAGCATCGAGCATACGGCGACGATATCGAACGCGGTCGACTTCACGGTCATGCGCGACGACGAATCGGACGCGGTGAAGTCGTTTTCCATGAACGCTTGGACCGCCAGCACGTAGCGCGCGGCATAGCTTGGCGGCACATAGTTGCTGTGCTCGATCGCGCACGCGACCGCGAACGCTTGCGAGATTGAAAACTCGGGTGGGGCGTCCGCTAGCCGTTCCGTTCCGCGCTTAAATTTCAGGTCTGCTCCGATGTAATTTTCCATGCCCTCAACGAGCGGCTGAAAAAAAGACGACGCCCGCGCGGCCCAAATGAGCGACGCGTGCCGAAGCGCCTGGTGGTCTGGATTCGTGTTTAGTACGCATCCCGTTTTCGCTGGCAGAAGGTGATGGTCTAGCACCTCGAAAATACGGCCCCGGTCCAAGGCCAGCTTTCCTACATCGGGGTAGGTTCCGGGCATCTCGAGGCGTGCGTAGTGAAATCGAACGTAGAGCCAGTGATATCGGTTCAGGAGCCAAGCCATCGCGGGTTTAAGCGGTAACGTCAGAACGAATATAAGTGTGTCCATGTTTTGGACAGTATCACAAATTGTATAGCAATATTAGGGTCATTTTATGCCACCACAATTAGCTGGCACTTTGTGACGCCACGAGCTATCCTAGTTTTAGGTAGGGAAACAAAATGAATTTTACGAATACCCTGAAAGCAATGGCCGAAGTTCAAAAACGCAAAGACGCAAAAAATGAAACCAGCATGGAAAAGAAAATCCAAAACCGAATCGACCAGATGCAGAAAGCCGCAACAGCGATGAGCCAGATGGCTAAAAATTTCAAGGCCGAAGGCGACGCTACCGCAGCAGAAATCTTAGACGAGATGGCCTCAAAGCTCGAAGACGGAATGATTGAAATAGGAATGCGCTACACGGTGGACGAGTCATGAAAACAAAAACCAGTTCAACGATAGCCATAGAGGAGCCAGATGAAAAAAATCAAAGTTAAAAAAGTGAAGCTCACCGTTTCGGAAGTTCATCGGATGATTAACCTGGTCCATATTCGAATCGACTTTTGCGAAGAAGGAAGCCCGGACCACCGGGCCGAGTACGCGCCAGAGCGCAGGAAGCTGAAAAAGATTTTAACCAAACTAGCCGCTAAGGAGTTTATATGAAAGCCGTCTTGACGATGTTCGGTCTGATTTTGTTTCTAGCGTTTATTTCCCGCGCGCACGCCGCCGACCCGGCCGACGTGGCCCGCGCGTGCCGAGTAATAAACCAGCACTCAAAACAAATGACGTGCGAGATGCGCTACTCCGAAGGCGCGAACGGAATCATGGTGATCCGCCAAAAGGTCGCGAAGCTAGACGACCAGGAGGTTTTAAGGATGAAGAAAATGAAAATCGCGCTCTACGCTACCGGAGGCGGGTTCTTCGAATTCCACCGCCAGAATGGGACCATGTTCTCCTGCGTAGGAGTTGACGCTTGCGAGAACAAGCCAACGTCTCAATCGATTTCTAACAGCGGTCAGGTCATCGTAGCGGAAGGTGCAAAATGATTACTAAGACATTTGAGGTTCGAGACAGCGGAACGTTCCTACCCATACTGGCCATCTGCCTGGTCACCGATAACGAAGGCGACCGCTACCTGATGGCTCGGACAGGATACGGACGCGACGCTATGGCGCAATCAGAGCACATCATGATCACGCGCCTTCGCGGCGAGAGTAACGCGTCGGCCGACGAATACCACTGGAACGACCGCACGATGACCGTGGCGCATAGGTATATACAGGAAAACTTCCACGAGCTAGAGCCAGGAGCCGTGATCGATGTGGAGTACATCCTAGATGAAACTAAAGAGATTAAAAAATCTGAACGGTTTGACGGAGTATAGGAAACCGGATTAACTTCGCCCCATGGCAAAAAAGGCACGCATGAAAAAAACGATCGACCAGTATCTTAAGTCCGACACCAACATGGAAAAGCACACCGTCCGAGCTCCGGAAACGCTTTGGAATCGCGTCGAAGAGATCGCTGTAAAAAAAGAGGTTTCAATTAATGCGATCGTAGTCGCTGCGCTCGAGAAGGTTTGCGAAGAAGAAGGTGTATGACATTCGCCAAGCAAGCCGCTGCGGTTCGCGCGGTGCGAGAAGAAACTGGATGCAGCTCCCACTGGGCTTGGATCGCGCTAGAGCGTCGCGGATTCGACGTGGCGTGCGCCGTAGAGTACCTGGAAAACATGAACGCACTAGGTGACGACGCGGAACGGTATCCGTTGTGGACCGCGCGGAAAGCGGCTAGCCTTTCCGAAAAGGAGACCCCATGAAAAAAATGACACCGCAAGAAGTCGCCGAAGGATTCCATAACTTGTCGCCAGAGGAAAAAAAGTTTTTCCAAATGCACGTCGAGCGTCTCGTGAACCAGCCGAACGAAGAGCAGCCGAAAGCTACCGATGAAAGCCCGCTAGAGGAAACCACGAAGCGCGGAGTGTTCGGCGGTAAGAAGAAGTAATGGATTACTTCAAGCAAATCCTAAACGGGTTCCTGTTTGGGGCAGGATTCATTCTCGCTGCTGCGTTTTTCCGGATCGCACTCCACATTAGTTTCTGGGGTTAAAAGCAGGGAGGCGGGGATCGAACCCACGACCAGTCGACCGCTCTGAGAAACAGCCGATTACTCTACCACTGAGCTACTCCCCGACATGCATTCAAAACGCTGGCCCGAACGTCTCCTCGGCATTCGGGTCAGCCCACACCCTCAAGTAGCCGCGTAACATCAGCGACCCCATAGAAGGCGACCTCGCCCGCTCCTTCTCCCAGCATCCCCGGCCCGCCCGGTCCATGATTTTCGCTGGGCTCGTGTTCCCGCCGACCTGGAGCTGCTTCGTCTCGTCCAGTATTTCCGTTACGATCTCCACGTGCCCTAGCATGGGATTCGTCTTGTCGTAATACACCGCTAGGCACCCCGGCTCCGGAGTTTTGATTCGGAGCTCGTGCGGGCTGCGGTCCCATAGGGTCGCGACGTGTTCGGTTAGAAAAATTTCCGGACGCCCGACCTCTCGTGAGCAGAACCAAACGAGCCCGCAGCACCAGCTCTCTCCGGACGCGCGCCCGTCCACGCACCTTCGATACTCGTTCACGCGCTCTGGGTTGTTCGCCTCGGTGACCCCGACCTCTCTCCTTACGGCCGCGACGAGCGCCTGCGCCTTCGTCATTTTGCACGGATCCTGGCTCCACACGCATCGAAGAAAGCCTTTCCTAAATCTGGCGGAAAGCAAACGTAGCCCTTCGTGTCTCGGTACGGTTTACGGTAGTCTGTCGTTAAATCATTCGGGAGCTCGGCCACGCATGAAAGCCCAGAGACTAGCGTTGGGTTTGTTGGTATCGGATCGGAAACACATGTTGTCATCAGCGGGAGCTTCACGCCGTGAGCGCATCCGCTAATCGCGGCGCATATACTTGAAAGCAGAATTAATCTTGTGAACCGCATCCTTGAGATCCTCCGATGTCGCCTCTGGTTTATTTACGATCTGAAAACCCTCGGTGAGTGATGTAGCCATTGCCATCATCTCCTCGGCCCACTTTTCTCCGTACTTCATTTTGAAAAAAGCGATCACCTGGGCGAACGCGCGAACGAGCTCGCCCAGGATTCCGATCGCCTTAAATACGTCGATAATTCCCACAGCGGGTCTATGCCTGTGGTTTCGACTCTGGATCAACCACGGAGGTAGTAGATGGCGTTGGCGTCGGTGTTTTAAATCCATTGATCCAGCTAATGACCTTAGCCGTATAGAAAAGAACTGTTGAAACTACTCCAGCAGTCTTTTTGAAAAACTCTGAAGCCTTGTTATCGAGATCGGTTCCGGTCTTGTCCTTGAACGTATCGAGAAGGTCTGAGCAAGAGAGCAACAGCTTCTCTAGCCCAGTTAGAATCGCAGAAACGAGAGCGAAAGCAGCGATTACGGCTAGAACTGTACCCTGCGGGTTTGACATTATTTTCTGTAACATTTTAATCCCTCCTTGGATTATATCGGCAATTTTTTGAGTTACTTGAGTCAGTCTTTTTTTCTGTGCCCAGTCACTCTCTGGAGACCCTCTCCAAGTTCTTTAACGCTAGATTGCCCATCCGCGATTGCTTTCCATACCCGATCAAACTCGCGAGAAAACTCACGCTGTTGATCCGTAGCTTTTTCCATGATGCGAAGGAGCTCCTGCTCGTGCTTCGTGAGTAGCTTGTCGGCGGAGTGAAACTTTGTGAACAGCTCTGTTGAAAGGTTTTCTATTCTTACGATCAGAGACTTGATCGAGTTCATTGTTTCTAATCGTGTATCTCTAGAAAGTGAGCGGACGGATTCCACCGAATCAGTGAGCGATTTCTGCTCGGCTGTTTCCGCCCGCTCTTTAGTTCGAGAGTGCAGAGAAATAAGCGCAGCACCAGCGGCCCATAAACCGCCGATGCTGATCGCTATTATGCTCAGTATCTCGAAAACGCTCATTGGCTACTTCGGTCCTACGCAAAGAATATTAAATCCATCATTTCCAGTCGTTCCGGAAGTATTAGTCCAAATTCGAACACGCACACTTGAAGCGCTTTCTGTGTCGATAATCGGAACAACACCTGAAACAAAAGCTTTTGGAGTTACAGTGCAAGTCGGAGTAGCACTGAAGGCCCCCGCAGCGAAAGCGACTGTGTATGTACCTGTCGCCGTCCAAGTGATACTCGAAATTCCAGATGAACTGGATGCGAGCGCACAAGTTCCAGTAGTACATGCAACTGCCAAGTTGGCCCGTTCAACATGCTCCTGTCCGGATCCAGACGTCGTAACCAGACCCTTGAAGATCTGCATGTTCGTGGAGCCGCCGTCTACTGCTTCTATGCTCCAAGTGAAAAACTGACCCGACGAGTTCGAGCCTAATGTCATCGTCCCTGCGCCTGTCAACGCCTGAACTTTTATGATTTGAGCAGCTGTACTAACGAGGTCGACGAATCCTGTCAGCGTGAAAGGCACTCGGTTACCTGCTTGCTGCTGGTAAGCCGTTGCAGTGTCGATCACGATTCCTGTGCTGTCGATAAGCCTCACTCCGTAAGAATTTGTCGTGCTAGTTGACTCGAAAATTCCGGAAACCTTTACTCGATACCTACCTGCTCTGCTCGGTGTTACTGAGACTCCCGATGATGCGGATATTGCAACTCCAATACCTTTCGCTGGTGCCGAGCTGGTGAGTGCGCAAGATCCAGGGTTACTCGGGTCTGCGAATGTCCCAGAAGTAGTGGTCAATCCAGATGCACAGCTCGTGATAGCTCCAGACCATGAAACAGATGATGCATCAGCGCGAACTGCGGTTTCTTGTCCGGTCGGATAATAGTAAACCGAGATCACACCAGGCTGCGCCGTCGTTCCATAAATATTTCCAGCACCGGAACTGTCAACTTTCCCGAAAAGCTCGATTGTCGTTGCTCCAGCTCCGTTTGGAAAAGACATCGACTGCTTGATTCCTGGCTGAATCGTACCGCCAGCACCGACGCCAGTTGGCGCGTAAACTTCAGACAATTCTCGCGCCGTCGTAGTCCCATCCGTGAACTGGAAATACGCGACCTTATTCGCGACTGTTTCCTGTAGTCCGCCCTCGTAGTAAACCAGGAGTTCACCAGGAGGTAGGCTTGCGAATCTGATCGCTGGCAAGTTTGTCGTTGGAGCTAGAGCACTTCCATAAGTCGTATAAACGCAGCTTGTTTTAGTCCCGAAGCTAGCAAGCGTCGTAGATGAAGTGGCCCACTCCGCAGAGCATCCAGTTATCTTAACGGCACCAAGGAAACGAGCCTGACTCACCTGGGATAGATTATATCCAATCCCATTAAAAGCAGCATCCCAGTAGATCGGAGATGAAGGAGTAGATGCCGCAGCTGAAATCTGAAGTTTAACCGTCGTTCCTACCGTTTGGCATGGGAATGGAACTGTTGCTGGGATGTAAGTCGAAGAAGCCTCTAGAGTTAGGGTTCCTAAAACAGTGGATCCAGTCATCGCGTTAACGATGTACTTATTCGTTGCCTCTGCCGTCTTATAATAAATGACAGACGAGCATCCGTTGTTTCCTTCCATAGCCGCAGTCGAAGCGTAAGCGTCGGACGTTACGGTTTGCGCTCCAGCAGACGGTGTGAATACGAAAGAGTTTACTCCTTCATAGACGTTCGCAGCAGTGCTGGTAGTCGTGAAAGTACCGCCTGAAGCGGTCCAGTTTCCTACTCCTGATTCTGCGTCAGGGTTATCTGTGAGCAGGTTAATCCCGCCACCACCTCCTCCGCCTCCGGATCCGACGTTTTTAAAGTTCGTCCCGTCGTGGGAAAACTGGAGCTTCGACGTTCCGACGTTGTACTGAATCTGCCCTGTCGTTCCGAGCTTCAGTTTTTTGTTTACCGAAGATCCAGGCTTCCCGATCTTCAGCGTGTCGTCTGTGATATTCGCAGCAAGCGCGGTGCTTGCTATGAGACTAAGGATTAAAAATAGTTTTTTCATGAGTCGCTCCTATTGTTAGATTGCAAACCGCTTCACGTCCATGAAGCGAATGTGACCGACGTAGTTAGCGCCCGCCATGTTATCGGTAACGTATTGAACCTGCCCAGCTCCAGTGATCGAGAACACCGTCCCGCTCGAATCGGCGTCTTCGCCGCGAGCGTCGTCTACGATTTTCCACGAGTCGTCTTGAGCGCTGTATTGGCAATAAAGAACTCCGCTATAAACGGATTCGGATGCGGCCGTGTCTGTTTTTCGGTTCACCTGGTAAAGAATTCGCGCTCCGTAATAAACGGTCTTATCGAAGACGAGCGTTGTAACGTTCGCAGCGGCGACCTGGTTATTCGCAAGCACCTGTTTCGCGGCTGCGATTCCTCCACCGGCTCCTGCGATAATTTGAATCGCCTGGAGAAGCTGCACGCCGGTAGAGAGTCCGTCGAGCGTAAGTCCAGCGCCTTCAATCGCCTTCGCGATCTCTTCTTGAACCGCGTTTAACCAAGTCTCATCGACGATAGTCGCCGGGGCACCTGTTCCAGGGTCGCCATCACTAAATAGATTCGCTACGTTACCATCTGCGTTTGTTCTTTTCATGCCCTAGCTCCCGTAAGTGAAATGCACCTTCGTATGCGAAGGCTTCTTTTGATTGAACACGCACTCAAGCGTGTCGTTCCGCCAAGTCCGGAGACGATCGCCCGATCGCGACTGGCCCGAACGAAAAACTGTTGTTGCAAAACTAACCGAGTTAACGATCCAGTGATGCTTCCAGGCCACACCGTAGCACCTATCTCCGGATCGTCCACGCCCAGATCGAAAAGGTAAAACGTCCTGAATCGTGACGACGTAGCCAAACACCAATGCCAGGTCGATAAAGAACTGCCTAGACTGGCCGCCACGGTCCGATAGTTTCCGAAGAACGTCGTCGCGACGAAACTCCAGCGTGTCGGCAAGGAGCCCCGTGCAAAAGTCTGGGAGGCCCACGATCCTTTCCCAGTCTGGAAGGAGCTCGAACGTGGTGCTTGGATCTATTTCACGAAGCAGGTCGATCGATGCGCGGTTATCGAGACGAACCATCTCGGCCGCCATCGCGTCGCAAATCTTATGGAGCACGCCATCTGAAGCCCGTGACCACGCCTTCCCTAGTGGGAAAAGCGTTTTCAGGAGCCGGATGTATTGCTCGTTAGTCATCATAGGAATGTCACCGTGCCCATCACAGGAATGTGTCCTGCGGCTGGTGAAACGTCTGCGGCCGGAACAGTGACCAAGCTATCGCCATCGCCAGCTCCGATTTGCACGGCCTGACGAATATGGGAAAGAAGCAGCGGAGCACCTGGCTCGGTTTCCCGGCGAAGAAGATCGGTTAGCTCGGCCGTTACCGCTGCACGCGCGTCGGCCGTATCCGGGTCGAGCGTGACGGTGAAGTTAGTGGTGTCTGCCGTCGGAGCAAAAACGGTAACGTCAGCGGTCACAGGACGGACAGAGTCGATATAAGCCTGGACCTCGGCGACCTTCGGAGCTCCCGGGATGATGGATCCCACGTTATCGTCGAGCACGAATGTTACGCCCACTGTTCCGTCGCCGTAATAAAGCGGGTAGCACCATGCGCGCGTGACGCCAGCGATCGATCTGGCCCATTGCACGTAGTCATTATCTGACCCACCCTCAGGGGGTAGCTGGATACGCGCTAGGAGGCGCTCCAGTAAGCTTGCGTCGGTTTCCTCGTTCGCACCATCTGTGATACCGCCTACGCCTACCGTCGCCTCGCTGGTAACGCCAGCGATAGGCTCAAGCAGGGTTAGTACGGTTCCAGCATCGGCGTTACCGTCGGACCCTGGCTCCACGGCCGTGACTCCGGTCACTCCTGTCCCAGAGGCGATCGTCACCTGTACGTCGGTCTTGTACTGCGCTCCGTCTGATCTTTGGAGCACCGTATCGATCGGGATGATCGAGCCGTTGGTTCCTGTAAATGTAAGCGTGTCCCCGGCCGCGAAGTCCGCTGGCTTTCTGGATACGCCCCAAATATTCGCCCACCGCTCGAGCTGCGCTCCCTCCGCAGTATCCGGCATGACCTGGAGGTAAATCCAATTCAGGAAACCATAAAGAAGGTGCAGAGCGCCCGCATACACGCGCGCGAGCACGCGAACGACAGCGCGCCGAAGAAGCGAGCCCCCGCCGGTTAGTCGATCCTCAAAATCTGTTTTAGTACGGTCGATCAGCTCCGCGAGTGTCGGTCTGGAGAATGCCATCTGTTACCTTTCCCTGTCCGCTTCAGTATTCCATTTCTTAGTGAACTTGTAAGGCTCCTTTTTTCCAGGCTGGTAAACGAGGATCGTAAGCACCATCGACTTGTTCGAATCGAAGACTGCCTGCGCCGTAACACTGTCCGCCACGCCGTCGTCAATCATCCATTGGAGCGCGTCCGTTGCAAACTGCTCTGCGCGGTTCAGGGTTTCCTGAATGATTTTCGATCGGTCGAGAAGCCAAAGTTTAGACCCAATCTCGTCGCCCTCGGTGTCCGGGAACTCGTCCCCCCACCATCCTCGGCGGTCGCGTATCCCGTCCTCGACCTCGTCGGTGTCTATCCGCTTATCCGAAAACAGGCTCATGATGATTGCCGTTTGAAGGCCCTCATCGGTCGCCAGGTCGTTATCCACGATCAGCATGTCGATCGCGTCGTCGGACCTGATCTGCAGTGCTATGTCACCGTTTCCACTCATGCGCTCACCACTCCCGTTGCTGTCCCTGTTCCAGGACCAGATGCTCCGCCACCAGGCTGAACTCCAGTAACGCTTGTCACCGATACCGTGCATGTGATCACTGCATTCGCCTTGATGTGATTTATAATTTCTTCGCAGATCACTTCCCAGTATTCGACCACCTGGGTTTCAGACGCTCCGGTTATCCCCGAGTTTTTCGCCTTGATCGCATTTTTGATTGCGGTCGCTAGGACCGTTTTATTCATCGCCATATTTACACCTTAAACGAATCGATTTTCACTTTGTCGGCCGTGAACGCCGCGACCGTATCCGGCATCAGCGGTTCGGGCCCGGATAGCGGGTCCATTGTTTTCGCGTCGATCAAATGCTGCAGCGTCGTGGAAAGAACCTCAAGGAGCTCGTTCCCCGCTGGGTTCGTTATAGAAATTTTTCCGCTGGCTTTCAGCGTGACCTTTACGCCAGCCTTCCGGTACAGGCAAACGTCCCCGGACGCTAGACCTGTCGGACGATACCGGCGATCGGCTACCGAAATGACGACTCCGTGATCCCGGTTCCCACCGATGAATAGAGCGACGGCCTCCGCTCCATTTTCTGGGACGGACGTGTATCCATACGGCTCGATGTACTCCAGGTTATCGATCGTCTCATCTGCCAGCGCGCTTAGCTGGACCATCTGGAGCTTCTTGTCCTTTAGGCTGGTGACGACCCCGCGCAGGATCATAGACGAAACTTTTCGCTTCAGCGGAGCCATTACTTTTTCGATTATTTCTTGGATGTTCATCGCTTGCTCTCCTTGAGAACGAGCTGACGCCACGGTTCCTTTTTAGAGAGCAGTGTCGGATCGAACGAATAAGCAGCGGCCGGTACGAGCTGCATCTTCGTAAGCGTTCCAGAGTTAGATTTTGAAAACGTGGTTTCTGTCAGCAAAAGGTCCACGTCAATCCCAAGGAATGGAGACCTGACTCGCACGAGCTCGTTTACTGTCCACAGCCGTCCGTCGCCCTGACGCCAGCCCTGCACAGTCACGTTTACCACCGTTGATTTAGCGGCTCGAACGGTGACCTCCCACTTAGCTCTGTCCTTGCAAACCTGCGCGTCTGCCGCGCCGTCAGCAACGATCAACAGTGGCCGATACCTTTTAATCTCTGGATCTAAAGAGACCCCCTTAGGTACGAAGTCCACTAGTGGATCCGGTCCGTCTTCTGGATTTCCGAAACTTTGCGCCTTCGCAGTAACCTTAGAAAACCTTTGCTTCACGTCGTAACGCGCGTCGGCGTCTAGGATGTTCACGCCCTCGACTAGCTCTGTAGTGCTCTTGGTCGTTCCCGCGCGCGTGAGCACGACGTTACCCTGGCCGTCATTCGTAAGCAGGATCCCGCGAAGCTTTGCCGCTTTCTCTAGGGCCTCAAACCCAGCCTCTCCTGGGGTAACCATCGTGCTGAATCTTTTACTGTCCTTGACCTTATCTATGGCCGTGATCCCGAACGGTTTGCAAACCTTCTTGACCATCTCGAAAAGCGTGATGTTCGTTAGCTGGTGCAACTCGGTCGAGCAGTCCACTATGTCGCCGGATTTATCCCGGCCTGAAACGCCGAACGACCTGGAGTTCGCATCGTACTTCGGATTCGTTTCGTCCACGTAGCCTTGAATCACCTGATCGGATCCGAGCATAAGCTTGCACTCGTCGCCTGGATTGATCAGGAACGGTTTCTGCTCTTCGGCCCACTTGCTCGTTACCGAAAGCGAGAAAGCTCCGGAGATCGCGCGAATGGATCTTTTAATCGATACGTCTTCCCATCCGAAGTGCTGCTTCCCGTTTACGAGAAGTGTAACGTCCTCAGCCACTATCCAAAACCTCTAGCGGAACTGATCCCTGGATGAATCCAGGATGCGCGATTTTGTTTCGGTCAATAATGTCCTGCTCGAGATCCTGGGATCCGTAAAGTCGGTAAGCGAGAACGATCGATGGGATGGTCGCGTCCGGAGTAAACTCTGTTACGGTAGCCAAGTCCTGACCTGGCTGCGGAACAGCGCGCGTGACAGTAGTGCGAAGCACCTGGAGCGCTGAATAGGTATCGTCCGAAACGCCCGATTCCATAAGTTTGTCGATCTGCGCAGTTAGATCGTCTCGCGATGCTATCGCTTCGTTTGTGCTTGTGTAAGTAACGTCTGCTGCTGCCACTGATGCTGTCGATACTGCAAGCACCTGCGTGTAAGAGTTCATTTGCGTCTGGTTCGTTTGCTGAACAGCTCGCGTATTTGTAGTCGCAGGAATCGCCGAATCGCTATCTCCGAATCCGAACATTTTTTTAGCTGACGCTAAAACGTCCGATGGATTCGCAGCAGCTTTAAGGAGCGAAAACGAATTAGCCATCTGCTCTGACAGTACGGATGGGGAGTTAAGAAGATCCCGTGCGGAGGACTTCAGGTTCCGAATCGAAAAAGCGAGGTTCGCTATGTCGGCCGCTTCCCCAGATACGTTCGACGTATAAGACGACATTTGATCAGCGAATCCCTGGACCTTTGCCGTCGCTGCCTCTGCAATAAATCCTGGCTGCTTTGCTACAGAAAGAGCCTTATCGAAGTCTGATTTTGCTGCTGCGTTCACTGCGGATGCAGCGGCTCCTAACTGAAACTTAGTGTCGGCGCTTGCCGTTGGAAAGTTTACCTTTCCAGACTCGATAAACTTTAGTGAAAACTTTACGAATCCGCCCTCGGCAGAGCTCTCCGAAACGTCAAAATCTCCATCAACTGAAACGATCACCTTGCCGTAGTACGGATGGATCAGCTCTCCAGAGCCTTCCTTCTCGAGCGCGGTAATGAGCTCGTTCCGCGCGACCATGTAATCTTTTCCGACCAGGTACGCCTCGACCGGATACCCGCGCGCCTTGCGACCAAGGTCTTCTCGGTATGGTTCATCTCGGCCTGGGAATTCGTGCGTAACCCCGCGACGACCGCCAGAGAACTTAGACGAATCGACGAAAAAAGAAACGCCCCTGAACGAAGCGGGACGAAGTTTCTGTTTCCACTTTGGGTCATTAGCTGCCACTTGCATACCCCATGTTCAGGTCGAGCTGGTCGGCCGTTGTTTTGTTTGCCTCTACTCGCGTGCCCTTTGGCATGTTCGAAAAGTCCACCTTCAATACGGATTCATTTCGAAACGTATTGTTTTGAGCGGATGCATCCACGGTCCCCTTCGCTCCAAGAGCCGGACCCATCTGCGGACTGTTCATTGCGGCGTTTGCCTGGTTCGTTAGGTTTACATCTCCGCCTCCGAAAATCCTTTTGACCTTAGTCCACAGGCCGTCGAAGAAGTCCGAGATAGGGCCCCAGTATTTCCAGATTGCCACGGCCGCTGCGACGAAACCTGCTGCGATGAGCACAGGCCATCCGACTAGCGCAACGATAGCTCCGCCGACTGCAACGAGCGCATCGAATATCAGCGTTCCGAAAACCCATGCGAACTTCACGAGCGGCCCGATTGCACCGATCACAGATCCAGCCAATCCCACGAATGAGGCGAGCAGTGGGCCGCCTAAGTACATTGCAGCCGCTGCAAAAACTACGTTCGACGTTCCGAAAATATCACACAGCGCTGTTACTGCTGCGATCAGAGGCTGGCACGCATTCCAGAGCCCAATCACGACCGAGATAACCGCATCGATCGCTCCAGGTAATTTATCTGCGAACGCTTGCGCCCATTTTTCGATCTGCTCTCTGTTCGCGATGATCCACTTCTGAGCTTTCTCCATGAAGCCAAGAAGGATCGGTGCGAGAGCCGCGCCTATAGTATTGCGAACTCCTAGAAGAGTCGCGGTGATCGACTTCAATCCGTCGTCAAACTCTGCGGCCGTCTTGATCTGTTCCGGCGTCATCACAGCGCCAACGTCATGCGCTTCTTTTCGAAGCCGAGCCAGACCTTCCGCGCCCTCTTCGAAAATGCCGTTTAGCTTCGCGCCTTCTTTGCCGAAAATTTTAGCGGCGATGGCGTTCCGAACAGATTGGTTCTGGATGTTCTTCATCTTCTCCGCTACCTGCGGGAGAAGGGTGTCCATCGGTTTTATTTTTCCGTTTGCGTCCCGAATGGAAATGCCGAGAGCGTTAAACCCGACCAGTGCCTCTCCGGATCCGGCAGCAGCCTCTGCGATGTTTTTTGAAAACTTGCCCATTGTGGCGTCGAAAGTTTCCTGGTCAACGTCCGCTTTTTTCGCCGCGTATGAGAGCTCCTGATAAGCGTCCGTAGTGAGACCTAAACGCTTTGACATCATTTCAATATTATCACCGGCCTCGGAGAACCCGTGAACGACCCCAAATATTGCGGCAGCGGCGGCGGCTGTTACACCGGCGATCTTCGCGGCCGTCTCGAGCACGTCGCCAGCGAAATCCTTACCGGCCTTTCCGACCTTTCCCATGGCGGTGGCGAACTTCCCAATTCCCGATTCAGCGCCGAGCGTTTTAAACGCGGTTCCGACTTTCTTGAATGGCTCCGAGAATTTTTTAAACTTGTCGTTGATCGCGATCAGCTTATAAGTCGCGTTATCGACTGCACCGACGACTAAAGTAATTGGGATGTTTTTACCGCTCACGTTTAGTAACCTCCTTAGCTCGCTCGTGCCAGAACTCTAGATCTGTAGCTGACAGGTTCCAGAGTTCAGTGGGAGGCCAGTGAAAGATGGACGCAAGAAGACCTAGAGTCAGCTCCCAGTCTCTTGGCCATCGTTCATAAAATTTCCGACCACGTCCAGCAGCGCGGTAGTGTCGGCGATTTTAAGTTGATCGATGACACTCGGCGGATGCCCGCAAAGTTTCCCGCCGAGCGTCAGCATGTCGTCTGTCGTCGGCGGGATCTTCATTGTACGAATGTCTTTCGCTACTGGCTCACGAATGATCAGCTCCCCGATCGTTTCCGTTCCATTTTGGATCGGTCGTTTCAGCTTTAACTTCACGCTGCCGTCAGGAAGCTTCTCCATTTAGCGAATCTCCTCGGCCTGAATTCCTTCAAGCCTGAAGTTAATGTTTGATTCCTCGGTTTGAACCGTTCCCTCGCCCGCGTACCACGCGTCGCGAAGAACGAAAACCTTACCGTTTGCCAGCTCGAGAGTCGCCGTAGCGTTCTCGAGGTTAAGGAGCGCGCTCAGATCGAAATCTGAACGGTCCGTAAGTTCGCCTTCGATGAAAGGAACTTGCGGGGTCTCCTTGAAGCCGTGGATCGCGTCTGCGCCCACGATTGCCTCTCGCTTTGGGGCTCCCATGTTGTATGAGAAATTCCCCTTAGCGTCGTACTGGTTACCGTTTACTTTTAGATATAAAATCCCAGCTCTGCGTTGCGATGCCATCTTCGATTCCTTTCTTTAGAGCAAGAAGCCGATTTGCACGCCGCAAACGACCAGCTGATTTACGAGATCCGGTGGGAGGTAGAAGTCCAGACGGTTCACGTCCGAGACGTTTCTCTCCACGATCAGATCGCGCTTGAATTGATCTCCACCTTCGACAAGTCCTGCGGATTCCCACTCGCGGAACTTGGCGATCGCTTCCGCGCGCCCGACCTTAGGAGTGATGATTGCCTGACCTGCACCGTACCGAGTGCCGTCGTTTGCCAGCTTGTGGCGTGGGTACTTCAGCGCAAGCATATTGCGGAAGTCATACCGCAAGAATGAAAGCGTGAAGAGCGTATTTGCATCTAGGTACGCAGTATCCGCAGCGCTTGCCGCGTTGAACTGGTACATAGTGATCATGCGCTCGATGAGCACGACTTCCGACGCGTCTACCTTAGAAGTCGCGATACCGTCGTGAAGGAGCAGGTCGCGCTCTTGAAGCGTGAACCGATCGATCTCAGCCGGTGGAAGAAGCCCGATTAGCGGTAGCGTTTGGAATGGACGAGCTGGGTCGATCTGCGCGTAGTACGCAGCGACTGCCGCCAGTGCTGATGCGATTTCGTAAAAAGGCATCGGGCACTTGTAAATTCCCAGACAGACTACATGCTTCGAGTTTCTGCCAGTTCCGAAAGAGACCAACGTGCCGTGTGAGGCATCTTTCGCGGTGAAGGCGATGCCGTCGTTCTGACGTACCGGACCCCATCGGTCGAGCAACTCGGCTTCGATAGCCGAGAGGTTAGTCGCATCGTTATAGCCGAACGCGATCGCATTGTACTGCACCTCTCCCATGGCCGCGATGGCCGAGGAGAGACTCGGGCTCGTAGTGCCGGAAGCCATCGCCGTGATGGTCAAGCCCACGCCGCTGGGGAGTCCTTCGCCATCGTAGTACGAGTGGCGTAAATCGATCCCGTTTCCATATAAACCCTTAGATCGCGCTGTCAGATCTACTTCGTATGCGTTCGTTCCGTTCACGAGAGCCGTAACAGGAAGATCAACCACGGCATTGATAGCCGCGATGACCGCAGTAGCGATTGCTGTAGCGATATCTCCGGAAGAGACTCCGACCGTAACCTTGCGGCCAGCGATTAGGAGAGAGATCGTCCCGTCTGCCGTAGCAGGTCCGGTGAATGAAAGCTTTCCGGTCGCCTTCACGCCAGCGACGTCCTCGACTTGCGGGATGACGGTGACTTCGGTGCTCTTATTGTTTAGGAAAAGCTTATGCAGCATTCCCTGAAGCTGTGAACCGTCCCCGAATAGCGACTTCGCCTGGGAATAGTTCGTCACCTTCACAGGCACGTCAGCAGTCGCTGTTCCGGCTGATGTTTTGATCCCGAGAACGAGGATCTTGAAAGGCTGAATCGACGGGCCCTGTTGCGCCTTCGAAGAATCGAATTCTACGTAAGCGAAAGGTACTCGTCCGGATGCTGGGACTTGATTAAATGAGATCGGGGGCATGGGTTACGCTCCTTCTTTTTTCTTGGCGGACGGTTTAGGCGATTCTTCGGTCACTTTAACCGCGTCGCCAACAGCAAGCCGCTTCACCCAGAAAGTAGGGAGAGGTTCGCGGACTTCAATCCCATCTTCAGGGATAACTTTTTTTGTTTTCGGATCCCGGATCGTCATTCCGGGTGCTGCTTTAATTTTCATTTGGCCTCTCCTTTTAAGTGTCCAGGTTTACAGTGTCTTCTGAAAGCTGATTATCTTTGGCTGCGTTTTGCGGTTCCGCTGGCCCGATTTTAACGTTCGCCTTAGTAAGATCGTCGAGATCCTCCGCGTCAACTTGCGGAATGTACTCGTAATAAGGCATGGTAAAAGTAATTTTTCCTGCCCCGATCGGCTTTTCACCATCATCAATGATATCGAGATCGGTGTCGCCGAGAATCGTATCGTCGCAGTTACTGCCCTGCGTTTCATCGTTGAATACAGCCTTCTCTACGAGTACCGCAAGCGCGTCAAACTGATCGTCTATCCCGTTATCAGCCTCTGCGTTGGTCGCCATGACGACCTCTACCGCGAGCTCGAGCGACCGCTTGTATTCGCGCGGGGATTCGTTAACGATCTCCGAGTTTTCCTTTGAAGTGTAAACGAGAATGCAAGGACACTCGTTTCTGAAAATTTTTCTTGAGCGGTTTCCGAAAACCCGATCGCCAACGATGTCCGCAGCCTTAAGCTTTGCGATCACAGCGTCTCTGATGAGTTTTCTTTTGCTCTCCGCCATTTAGTTGCCATCCAAACTTAGTATCAACTTAACCCCGCCCTGACCGTCCTCGATATCCTCGATCACCCGGTAAGATTTATCCTTGATCACCAGCCGGTCGCCCTGCTGGATCTCAAAATCTGCTCCCCATTGATCGGTTAAGTCAGAAAATCTTATTCCGAAACTTGGCTGAAAAGAATCGACCTGCGCTCCGGTGTTCAAATCGACCGAATGCTGAACGCGATCGAAAACCCCTTGAACCGTGACCGATGCGAAAGCCGGTGGGTCGCCGACTTTTGCTGTGTAGACGCCTGGAGTTTTGAAGACATTGATCGTCGCCTTCAGAGTCCTATCGGCCATGTCTTCCCATGCGGTCATCGTATCGCTCAGAAGCCGCGCCCCGTTTCCAGAGCGCGGCCCCTAACCTTTCTTTAGGCAACGATACCGAGGCGAACGCGTCCTAAGACGAGTCCTGCGGTTGAAGCCACTGCTTCCGAAGCTACGCCGATGAGCGTATTGCTCATTGAAGTAGTCGTGCAGACCTTATTGGTGTTATCCCAATAGATCTTCGCACCTTCGGTCCACGCTTGGGAGTCAGCCTTCGCAAGTTCGAAGACTCCTTCCAGTTCGAATGGAGCGCGAACTCCAGAGAGCACATCGATAGTTGCGACGCCGAAGATCGTGCCGATCAAAGCGCCCTGACCGGAGAGTCGGTCGTATGGAGCTGCGAATTCGATCACTTCGCCTGGTTGAATGTAGTTTTTCATTTATAAGTCCTTTCAAAGTTTTTTGAAATGAGGGGATCCACTATGCTGGATCCCCTCGGTTTTTTAAGCCGCTAACCCAGAGGGATTAAGCGCCGACGTTCTTGTACAGACCACGGAAGTCGATCGCCTTGGCAGCGAAATCGAGGCGGGCCTTGATCTCCATGCCGTCCACATCGAAGCCCTGACGAACTTCGGTGTAAACACCTTCTTGTCCCTCGAGGTAGCCGTACTCGACGGTGTCCACTTGGGAAGAATCGGCAGCTCCGTACCATGCGGTCGCGGAGTTTGCATCGAGACGTGGTTCGATGATCGGGATGAGCGACTTGATCGCCTGAGGAACGACGCTCGAGGTAAGCGCCGGGGTGATCGACTGGAGAAGCTGATCGATTTTGGTTTCCAGAGCCGCCGGAGCGATCAGGAACTTCATCATCAGGTTCAGGGTGTCGTCGCCGTTGAGACCCTTTTGGGTCCGCATCACTTGGCGTGCGAGTCCGAGAGAAGTCACGTCCGGAGCGGAGCCGCCGGAAGACTTCAAGTTGGCGTTACGCAGAGGAACTGAGGTTGCGAAGAGAGCCGTTCCGTCGGCAAGGTTCGCGTTCGCAGTCAGGATTGCGTAAACGATATCGGATTCGAGGCGAGCAGCTGCTGCGCCGAACCGGGATGGGATGTTTGCGAACGCCTGGAGATCATCGTTGATGATCACGTTGCGAGAGATCGCGATGATCTTCGCATACGTTGCCAGGTTGTAAGCTTCTTTCCCTTCGCCGATCGTCCCACGCTTGATCTCTCCGCCTTCGAGAACTTTCTCTAGGTTTGGAGCTTCGCCGAGGATGTTACGGCTAACCGATTTGAAGTCCGGCATCGAAGAACGCTTCGCCCATGGGATGAAAGTACGAGGGGATTCCTCGTAGCCTTTCCGAAGGGTTTTATTTGCGACGTTCGCGAGGATGTTCGGGAAGTCCGACGTGGAGTGGAAAGCGCGGGTAGCGATATCCATCTTATTCATCCCACGGGTCGAAACCCCACCGGCCTCGAGCATGTGGCGCGCCATTTCTAGGAGCGACATGCCGACGAATTCACGAGCAGACTCGGTGACTTTTACTTCACCTGGGTTTGCACGGTGCATGAGGAATGTTTCCATTCCGACCTTGCGCTCAGCAAGAAGGGATGGTGCTCCGCCAGTGACGTGAACGCCAGGAGCGGTAACGATTTCAGCGGAACGCTTAGCAAGCTCCGAAAGAACCGCTTCGCGTGCAGACTCGACAGACGCATCGCTATCGATGAGCTTCTTTTCAAAAGCTGCATCGAGTTTATGCGTTACGACCATCGACCGAATCTGGTCTTGGCGATTTTTTTCAGCCGCGCGCGCCTGAGCGATCGCTTCTTTTTTTGCATTATCGATATCCGCCGACGTGATTACCGGAGCGGATGGGTTTGGATTCGTGATTTCTGGGGGCATATTTCGGACCTCCTTAGGTTCGATTACTTCGGTTTCTTCAGTTTCAGATACAAAAACGCATGGTGTTCCGGCTTCCTTATCGTTGCCCCTGACGACTGCGTTTTCGTCAAAACCTACAGGGACACTTGAGATTTCCATGGGCTCCCAATCGGTCGCCCTCCACGTCGGATACTTATCCCCTTCTTGCATAGGGAGTTTCTCGTAGCGGTGAACTTTATAGCCCACGGAAATATTTGGAAGGATCTTTGTCTCGATTTTACGAGCGAGATCGGCGGTGTCTGGCGTGTCGGCTAGGCGGATTCGAGCCACGCCCCTTACTCCGTCAACAGAGGCGGATTCGATGACGCCTTTAACGGAACGGGATCCGCCATAAGACTCATGGTTATCAAGGAACGGGGATCGTCCAGAGGATAGGCGCTGCATCCGAACGCTTTTCGGATCCATTGAAAGCTCTTCCATGAAATACTGCTCTGTGCGCCAATCGTATCGAACGCCCTTTGATCCCATCGACCATACAACGTCGAACGTGCGCTTTTCTTTATCAAAAGAATCTGCAACCACGTCTGCTCTGGTCATCCAAGCATCTAATTTTCTAGTTTCAGTAACGTGTTTTTTAGGCATTCGTATCACCTGCTCCAGTTTGGGCCGGATCGTTTTGGACCGGCTGCGCGTTTCCGCCTCGAGCCATTTTGCTCGGGTCGGTATCGAGAACGAGTCCTAGTCCGTTGATCGTCTCGGCATCTTTAGCCATTTCCTTGAATACTTCACTAGGAATTCTTCCGCTTTCACGAATCGATTCGGATAGCGACTTGAATCCGGATCGAACAGCATCTCGTTCAGCCGGAATTTCCTTAGTAGGATCAATCATCTCACGTTTTGGTGGCGTCCATAGAGGTAAAACATCGTCCATAGATTGACCCACAAGACTGGCGGCTTCCTGAAACCATGCATAAACCGGATTACACATGCGCGGGATGAACGTAATCCACCGCCACGACTCGATATTTCTGTGCATTTCGATCCAGCCCATTCGTCCGGATGAATAGTTTACGTTCGAATAGTCGCCGCTTAAAACCTCGTAACTGATACCAAGACCCTTCGCGATCGAGCGCAGCATTCGGATCGAGTGACCGTCGTCTTGCGCTGTTGGAAGGTTCGGGAACGTGATCGTTTTCCCAGGCGGTAGAATCTCGATCGCGCCTGGAGAAAGTTTATCAGATAGCGAGCTCTTAGCTCCTCCAGCCTCTGCCGGTGCCTCGATGTCGCCGACGAAAGCGGAGAAGCACGCTGCGATTTGCATGCGCATGTTCACTGCGTCCTCGAAAAGGTCGAAGTCCTTAAGCCGAAGAATACACGGAGCGGCCCATGCTATCCCGCGAACCTGACCAGCGCGGTCTGCGCGGAAAAGATGGATGATGTCCTTCGCGTCCACTCGCTTGGATACTAAGCTGCTCTTCCCGTTGACTGTAATCGCCTCACCAGGGTGACGATCAAAAAGCCAGTACGCTACTCTGCGGCCAACAGCATTGAACTCGACGCCCTGGAGTATGTATCCACCAGATTGTCCGACCTCGAAACTCTTAGCGGTGTCGATGTAGTCGCCCTCGAGCACCTGAACTTGAAACGGAACTGGGATCTTGTAGCCAGCATTTGTTTTGCGCCAACGTCGAACGACCAGGGCCTCTCCGCCCTCGACCATGGATCTAAATGCAAGGTTCTGAAGTCCGTTAAAATCATGAAGGCCGTCGGCATCGCAGTCGATCGACTCGCTCCACTTGCGCCATAGTGTTAGCGCGCGATCCGCCTTCGACTGATCGCTCGAAAACGGCTGACAAATGATCCCAGTTCCGACCGAATTCGAGACAATTGATCCCACTCCTCCGGTCGCATATGGGTTATTTCTGCACAGATCTCGGGCCCGATCTCGCACTAAATGCAGCGCCGGACCGATCTCCGAGTTCGCAGATCCGCCTGTTCCGCCAACAGTAACCCATCCATCGGTTCTAACTCCCTTGGCTGCGGCCTCGTATTTGCGCTCTAAAACCTGCAAATGCTCGGAAGCCATGCGGTGTTTTCTGCGTCTAGTTCCAGCAGCGGGGTCGAAATATTCGATGGTTCTGTCTATCCAGTTAGTCTTCATCAATCTTCCGTATCGTAATCGAGATTTTTAGAAACCGTCGGGTAGACTCGCGAAGATGCGCCCGTGGTTATTCCGAGAGCTCGGCGAATCGTATCTCGCGCGCGAAGCAGGTCGGACATGGATTGATAGGTCACTTCTTTATCGGCGTATTTTACCTTCATTGCACCAGAAGCTATTGCTTCCTCGATCGCGTCTAATTGTGCTTGAGTAAATGCCATCGACTATCCCCGTCCCCTATCGAGCCAGCTTGATTTTTTTCGATCTAATTCGCCAGTCGTTTTAGTTTCTTTTCTCGCATTCGCGGAATGTGAACGTACTTCGGGCCTGACCGAAATTCCATCCGCTTCTGCAAGCATCGCCCACTGATCGTCGTTAAATCGATCAAGGCCGACCGCGCAAGCTGCTGCCCTTGCGTATATTCTACAGTCGAGAGCCTCGTTCCTGTCACGCGTTTTTTCCCAAGCGTACCTGCGGTGCCCCCTGACGAGATGCACGACGAGCTGCTCCGCTGTAAGCTGTTTGAAGTATTCGTCGTTGCGTTCTGGAAAGTGACAATATCCAGGCAGGTAAGGATTTCCCTCCGTCGGAGCATCGATCTTGAGCCAGGAGTATAGCTCCGATTTGCCCACGGATACGCCCACCGGCCAGAGTCGAAGGCCGCGCCGGATCTTTTTCCCTACCGCTGTCACGTCTACCATCGTTGGAGACCCAAGCAGGAGCGCCGACTGGTCCTGTCCTTTGATCGCCATGACCTTAGAGATCGAATGTTTTCTGACCCAATTATAGCAGTGCTGCGTGTTAAATCCCGTGTCTACGGCCATCATTTTTATGCCGATCTCACTTCCACTTGGTTTTTTCCACGTCCGGTAAAGAACCTCGTCGAGCTTCGCCCATGGTTCATCCGTCGCCGTATCACCGAGCAGGTATAGGTAGTCGACCGAGTACGATTGCTTATCCCTGCACCATCCGACGATTTCCACTTCGATGCGGTCACGCTGAACGTCTGCACCGGCTGTAAGAAAAACAACATCTCCAGATGCAATAGCTCCTTCCGCGTACTGCTCGCGGCGATCGTAGAGCCGCTGCCAATCTGGAGCGTCCCCTTTATCTTTCCACGTCTCGCCCAGCACGGTGTTAATGAAGCCGCGCATTTCTTCCGGCTTCCCGAGCGCGTCCACCCATTGCTGTGCGGCCTCAGCCCAGGAAAACCATCCATAAGGCGAGTAGAGCGAATTCAAATGGAAGCCCGCAAGTTTTCCGTTACGCGCGCCTGGGTATTCCGCTATCCACTTCGCGCCCGACTCCTCGGATAGAAACCACTCCTTCGAAGTCTCCTCGATACGACACCCGTTCACGTCGCAAACGTAATGCACATCGGACACTTCGTCTTTTCCTGCCGGTGTCTTTGTCGTCGTGTATTTTACGTTTGACCATTTCAAAACCTGGAGCGCTTTGCATGTTGGGCACGGCACATGGTAGCGGCGCTTGTCAGATGAGTCGTATCCCGCCTCGATACGAGATCGCCCTGCCATCTTCGGCGTAGACACGCGAAATATTTTTTTACGGGCGAAGGTCCTCGTCCGCGCGCGCGCCAGTGCGGATGGGTCGCCCTCACCATCCACGTCTCCGGGGTACGCGTCCTCTTCATCCAGAAACAAATAGCGCGCTGGCATCGAGCGAAGGCCAACGGCACTATTCGCGCCGGTCATGACAAGACGACCTCCGGGGAAATCTTTCTCGAACATCGTGTTTCCAGAGTCGCGTTCGCGCGCGCCTTTTACTTTTTGACGAAGCCTAGGGCTCTCGTCGATCAGCGGCTGGATCCGCTGCTTGCTGTTTCGTTTCGCAAGGTCGACCGTTGGGTTCACTGACATCATTGGGCCTGGAGCGTGATCTATGATGTAACCGATCCAATTGTTTCCGCACTCGGTCCCACCGACCTGCGCGCCCTTAATAAACACGACCTCCTCGACGACCGAGTTACTCGATAGGCAATCCATAATTTCCCGGAGGTATGGAGTGCGCTTCGTATCCCACCGGCCAGCCTCGGCCGAAGCTTTCTGCGATAGGATCCGGTGCGTGTCGGCCCAAGCAGAAACCGTCATGATCGGATCCGGCTCGATGCCTGACCAGAAAGATTTTACGTAATTTTTAAAACCATCAGCTAACATCCGGTTCGGCCTCCGGAGTTACGCCTGTTTTTTCTCTGCCCTGGCGTGCGAGCTCGATTAGCGCCCGGTTTATTTCTGCGTCCAGAATGATCTGCACCTTAACCGGATCCGTTTCTGCGGCCAGCTTCCCAGCGATCCGAGCGCTCATACCGGACAAATAGTCCCGAACGATACGGCCAGCCTGGAACGCGGCTAGGTTCACCTTCGAAACCTCTGCCAGCGAACCGGCCCTTAGCTCATACTCGAGCTTTGCCATTTTCGCAGCGAACGATTCCTTCGCTGCGCGCGAGTCCGCGTAAACTCTGGAGGCAACTGTTTGTGGAGCAGCCTCCGGACCGTGGCCACCGTTCCGCGTTGCGGTCGTTTGTTTCGCTGGATCGGTGGAGGAATCCCAGTCGTCGTTGGCCTTGTCGGGATCGATTCCCTTCAAGCCATTCTCCTTCTCGACTGTGATCCTTCCGGATTCGATCGCCTTCTGTACGGCCTTCAAACTCACGCCGCGAATACGTGCGAACTCCCGGAGGCTTACTAGCTTAGCCATCGGTTACTTCTTCTTTTTCGTTTTCTTTTTTCCGGGCTGGCGGCGGTTCCGGATTTTTTCCAGTTCCTCAAACGATTCTCCTGAGTCTAGCACGGCCAGCTTCCCTGAGAAATCCTGCCAGCGTTTCACGATCACGTCAGCGTACCTTGGATCTAACTCCATGGTCCGGCATTTTCTGCCGAGCTTCTCGCACGCGATCAGCGTCGAACCGGATCCGCCGAACAGATCCAAAACGATCTGCGACCGCTCCGACGAATTGTTTAGCGCCTTCTCCATGAGCTCGATCGGCTTCATCGTCGGATGTTCCGCGTTTCTATTTGGCTTGTCGACATTCCACACCGTCGTCTGCTTACGGTCGCCGTACCAGGTATGCGACCCGGCTCCGTTCCAGCCGTAAAGGATCGGCTCGTGCTGCCAGTGGTAATCCTGGCGACCCATCACGAGCGTTTGCTTCACCCAAATGATCTGCTGCTTACAGAGGAAGCCAGCGTCCGTCATAGCCTTCATGAAAGCCATGGCCTCGCTCGATGCGTGGGCCACGTAAATCCCTGCCCCTGGCTTCGTCGCCCAAAACATATTCGTGAACGCGGCGTAGAGAAATTTATAGAACTGCTCTCCGTCCATCTGATCGTTTTCGATTGTCAGACTTTCTTTCGTCTTGCCGGTATAGTTGACGTTGTATGGCGGGTCGGTGAAAATTAAATCAGCTCGCTCCTTGCCCATTAATTTTTCAACGGCGTCGATGCCGGTCGAGTCCCCAACGAGTAAACGATGTTTTCCAAGAACCCAAAAGTCACCGAGCCTCGAGACAGGCTCACGCGGGATGGATGGTACAGCCTCGTCGTCGCCACCGGGCTGGCACTTCTCTGCCTCCGGCATGAGCTTCGCCAAGTCCTCCTCGCTGAAACCGAGAAGCGACAGGTCGAACGAAATGCCCTTGAGCGCCTCGAGCTCCCGTCGCAAAGTTCCTTCGTCCCAGCCCGCGTTAAGCGCTAGCTGGTTATCGGCTATGATGTACGCGCGCCGCTGCTGCTCGGATAGATGCGAGAGCACGATGACCGGAACCTTCTCGAGCCCTAAGTAGTTCGCAGCCGCGTGCCGACCGTGACCGGCGACGATGCCGCCCTTCTCGTCGATTAGGATCGGCTGCGTGAATCCGAACTCCACCATGCTTGCGGCGATCTGCTCGACCTGCTCCTGGCTGTGGGTCCGCGCGTTTTGTGAGTATGGCTTTAACTTTTTCAAATCCCAGAGGGTCGCGCCATCGGGTATTTTAACTTCTTGATCGCTCATGGCTTCCTCGAGCAATTACTCTTCATCGAAGAAACCTGACAATAGGATGCGGTGTATCCGGTCTTCATGCACATCGAAAATTGCCAGTCCACCAGAGGCTGCTGATCTTTTGTGCAGACGAAGTTTTCTGGAAGATCCGATTTTGGAGAAATCGATTTGTCACATCCTGAAAATAGTAATAACAAAATAAACAGGTACTTTATATCGCTCATCGGTCGCTCTCCGGTTTGCTGTTTTTATTTAGACTCTGGAACTACTCTAACCTGACTCGGGTCGTCTGGAAACCTGTGGATCGTCAGACACTCGGCCACTAAACCAATAAGCATTCCCACGGCCAATGCCCAGAGAAAAACTTTCATGCGCTATCTCCGACCGAGTCGCGTCCGCGAGACTCTGGCATGCCGGGATGGTCCTGCGCTGGTTTAACTTCCTCTAGCTCTGGATCGCGTCCAAGCTCCTCACCTTCTTTCGGCGCAGCGTAGTAAAAAAGCTCCAGCGAGAAAGTGGTTAGGCGGATGTAGCACTTGGAAATGATCCCAGCGATGACAGAGTTTTCAAGGTCGTCTCGCGAAGCCCCGAGTGCCTCAAGCTGTGAGCATGTCATTCCGTAGCCCATCACATTGCCGTCTACTCCGCGAACTTCTCTGCCCTGCTTTAGAAACCACGGCCGTATTTCAATCTGCGCTTTTTCCATGCTCTTCCTTAATCCTTTTTTCCATTTCGTCGATCGCGCGTCGCTTCGAGATCCGCCAGTGGATCGCGCTCTCGCTGTCGTCGCCTTCGATCAGTTTTAAATCTTCTTCGTGCGACTGTATCACGAGAAGTTTCCCCTCGAGCGTGGTCGTATCGACTTCGATCGGTTCACCCATATTTAGATCGTAGGTGACGACCCACGCAAATGTCTATCGCTAGCGATTTATCGCGGGCCCGCCCACCCGCAATACCCCACCTCGACGGAGGACCCAAACGGGGAGGGGGTATAGCCCACCTAATACGCTACACGTTCGATCCTATTACGATCTCTTCGGAGTTGTTGGATAGGATCAATGCATCCATAACTAAATAAACCCAATCGCTTTGGCACGTTGGATTTGTATTACGATGCGAACACCCGTGGGCTAGCACGCGCACGTGTTTAGTGTATAGTGTTTCGTCGGTGTCATCACGGTGTACACACCACGGTAGTGATACGGCTGGGTTCTTGTTGAAGTGAAAGCGTATGTTCATGCGCCCCCCTTGGCCTTACTGATA